TGCCTACTACTGTTCGGCGGCGGGCGTCTGGGTTCGCCCCCGCCCCGGCTTCCTCGTCGGCTAGCCAGCCGAGTGCTCTATACTCTGCTTTTAGGCGACCGCCTTGCGCGGTCGCCTCCTGCCCGCGAAGCGGGCCGTTTTTTCCGCCAGTTTCCCCAGGAGGTGCACGTGAGCGGCGTCTACCAGCGCAACCGCGAGGTGTCCGAGTACAAGTTCTTCACACAGGCCATCGCCATCCGCGTGGAGGTCAACAAGCTGATGGCGTCCTCCTCAGTAGTGCCCAAGGCCTACAGGCTGCTGAACGCGGTGCCGACCGTGGAGACGGCGCGCAGCATCGTGTACAACGTCAACCGCGCCGACTGCTTCTACCCCAACACCTCGTTCAACGCGCTGGAGAGGAAACGCTACCTGACGCTGGCCATAGCTGACTGCGAGCAGCTGATGCTGGACATGCAGTGCCTCATGTCTATCGGCCTGCCCGTGAACGCCAACCGCTTCGAGGAGCTGGCGGGAATGGTCGAGGAGGAGATCAAGCTGCTGAAGGGCGCACGCAAGAACGTGCGCGTGACGGGCAAGAAGTCCACCGAGGAGCGCATAGCCGAGGCCGAGGCCGAGCTAGAGCGCCTGCGTTCGCTATAATGGGCAGCGGTCGCGCCTTGTTTATCGGTACAATTGGTGGTTGCGTTCCGTCATGGGTGGCTCCTCGTCCAACGTGTGCTGCGTCGACTACAACGGCGGTGCCTACTACTATTCGGCGACGAGCGTCTGGGTTCGCCCCCGCCCCGGATTCCCTTACTGCCAGACCGAGTAGGCCCCAGGGCCGAAAGCAGAGCGCGGAGAGGAAGGAAGGCGCGACCATCGGGCATGCGCCCGTAAATACGCACCCCGCGAGGGTGGCCGGACGCTGCTTGCATGGCGCGGCGCTCCGTGGCTTCGCCGCGTTTCATGGCCATACCTCAAGCGGCTGTCAGAGCCACATTGCAAGCCGTGCGGGGTGCTCTCTATGAACTCAGAGCAAAGAAGGGCCGCACGCCGCAAGCGCCGCGAGGAGAAGCGGGCCAAGGCAAAGGCCGAGCGCGTCAAGGCGTGCACGCTTGAGACCGTGGCCGACCTTAACAGCCTGTGCAAGGCTTCAAAGCAGGCCGCGCGGGGCGTCATGTGGAAGTCGTCCACGCAGAGGTACATGAGAAGCTACCTGCGCAACGCCGTCCTGTCCCGCCGCGACCTTTTGGAGGGCCGCGACATATGCCGGGGCTTCATACGGTTCGACCTATGGGAGCGCGGCAAGCTGAGGCATATCAGCGCCGTGCACTTCCCCGAGCGCGTGGTGCAGAAGTCGCTGTCGCAGAACGCGCTCGTGCCCGCGATCGTGCCCACCCTCATAGCCGCGAACTCCGCGAACATAAAGGGGCGCGGCACCGACTACGCCCTGAAGCTGCTCAAGCGCCACCTGGCCGACCACTGGAGGCGGCACGGCCGCGAGGGCTACATCCTCCTGGGCGACTTCTCCGACTACTTCGCGCGCATAGCGCACCAACCCGTCAAAGACCAGGTGGCCTCCGTGCTGCTAGATCCGCGCGTGGTCGCCTTGGAGCACCGCCTGATAGACGCGCAGGGCGATGTGGGCCTGGGGCTGGGCAGCGAGCCGAACCAGATATGCGCGGTGGCACACCCCAACCGCATCGACCACTACGTGACCGAGATGCTGCGCCCCGAGGCGTACGGGCGGTACATGGACGACTTCTACCTCATACACGAGAGCAAGGAGTACCTGCAGGTGTGCCTGCTGCTGATAGGGCGCAAGTGCGCCGAGCTGGGCATAGAGCTGAACCCGCGCAAGACCCGCATGGTGAAGCTGTCGCGCGGCTTCACGTGGCTGAAGAAGCGCATCTTCTACACGGAGACGGGCTGCATAGTCGTGAAGCCGTGCCGAGACTCCATAACGCGGGAGCGCCGCAAGCTCAAGAAGATGGCCCGCATGGTCGCCGATGGCGTCATGACCCCCGAGCAGGTGGAGCAGAGCTACCAGAGCTGGCGCGGCGGCATGAAACGGCTGGACGCGCACCGCAGCGTGCGGGCCATGGACGCGCTGTACCGCAGCCTGTTCGGAGATCTCGCGCAGGGGGGGGGTGCTCAATGCAGGCCAACCAGAGGGACGATTCAAGCGGAAGCAAGCCCTCGCAATAGCGGAGAACCGGCAACTCAAAGCAGCGGCCTAAGCGAAGCGGCTGCGAAATAACAGAAGCATCGAAGGCGTGCTGCGGCGCGCCTTCTTCCTTTGCGCCCATCAAAGCAGCTCGGCAATCTCACGGCGCTAATACGATGGCGGCACATTCCCCGACAAGAGAGGAGTCCGCATGGACACTGAGGAAGACACGTCGCGCCCCAACGAGCTTCAAGATGGCACCATGGCCGAGGTCAACGCCCTGCGCGATCTGCTGTCGCAGATCGGCGACCCCGACGCGGCGCACGACGCGGGCGTTATCGACGATGACGAGTACGCTGAACGGAAGGCACGAAAGCTCGCCTACACCGCGGCGCTCGCCGCCTACGACAGCGGCGAGACGCTCGACGTGTCGGCGCTGCTCGACCAGATGCGCGAGCGGGCGTCGCAGCCGACGCAGACCGAGCAGAACACGGCAAACATCGACTACCTGCTCATGACGGTCGGAGGTGACCAGTAATGCCGACGAAGAAGACCGAGGGGCACTCCAAGCACTTCGCGCTCGTCAAGAAGTACTACGACCGACCTCTTTGGAGCAAGGCGCGAGTACACAAGGCCGTCGAGTGCAAGTGGATCACCGCCGACGAGTACAAGGAGATCACCGGCGAGGAGTACACGGCCGAATAGGCGGAAGGAGGGCGCTCAGGATGGAAGTGCTCAAACTTTTTGCGCCTTACGGACCGGCTTGGCTTGGAGGCGTGCTCCTGACGCTCGTTGCGTTCTACTTCGGGAGACAGTTTCTCGAGGAGTACAAACGCCAAAACCAGCGGAAAGGCGAGCTCGACCTGAAGCGCGAGGAGCGCAAGCAGGCCGAAGTCGACGAGAGGGCGCAGCGCGACCGCGAGCGGTCCCAGATGGAGGGGCGCATCGCCGCCCAGATGGAGCGCAGCAACACCCTGATCGAAGGAATGAAAACGCTCATGGAGTCGGTCGTCGCGTCAAATGACGTCCTCCACGCGGATTTGGTCCACAGCCAGGCGAGAAGCCAGGGAATGGCGGAGAAGGTCGACCACATCTGCGACCGCGTCGACCTGATCTACAGCAAGGAATCCGACAGATAGGAGCAATCGAATGACAGAGATCCAGGCGGGCCTCACGGTATGCACGGTGCTGGTCGTGCCGTACATCGTGCAGGCCATCAAGACGAAGGCGATGACGGGCAATGTCGCCCGCTGGACGGCCATCGCCGTCTCGGCAGGATGCGGCGCCCTCACGGCCATGTCGGGCGGCGTACCGACCGAACCCTCGGCATGGGTTACGTCCATCTTCGCCGCGGTAGGCGGCGTGCAGGTGGCCTATGCGGCCTTCAAATCGGTCGGCATCACGGACAAATGGCTGGACGCCCTGCTGGCGCTCGGCGACATCAAGGAGGACTAATGGCAGACTTCGCAAACGTCCAACCGGACGAGTACAAGCTTCTGGGGCGCAACTTCTCCGCAGGCCGCCCGTTCGGCATCAAGGGCGTGACCATCCACCACATGGCCGGCGACCTCAACGCCGGCCAGTGCAACGGCATCTGGGGCGCCAACGGCTGCTCGGCGCACTACTCGGTCGACCGCAACGGCTACATCGTGCAGCACGTCAACGACACCGACCGCGCCTACGCCTGCGGCGACGGAATCGGCACCGGACGCGGCAACGACACGACCATCTCCATCGAGCACGCGAACAGCGGCAGCAACCCGTGGACGGTCCACGAGAAGGCCATCGAGAGCGGCGCGCACCTCGTGGCGGCCCTGTGCCTGTACTACGGCCTTGGTCGCCCCGAGTGGTGCAAGAACGTGTTCCCGCACCGCTACTGGAGCGCCACGGCTTGCCCCGGCGAGCTTGCGGGCTCCCAGCGCGACCATTACATGCAGCGCGCCCAGGCGTGGTACGACGCGATGAAGGGCGGCAAGGCGCCAGCCCCCTCCGCCGCCGCTAAGCCTGCCGCGGCAAAGCCCGCTCAGGCGGCATCTGGCGGCTTCACAAAGGCATCTGGCAAGCGCATCCCCGTCCACTACTCCCTCCACCTCAAGGGCGGCGGCTGGCTGGACGAGGTGACCGACTTCGGCGCCGGGGACAACGGCTTCGCGGGATACCCGTGCCGACAGCACGACCTCCTTTGCGCCCGAGTTGATCGCGGTACGCTCAAGTATCAGGTTCACACAATCGAGGACGGCTGGCTCGATTACGTTTCCAAGGGCGACCGCAACGATACCGTCAACGGCTGCGCCGGAATCGCCGGCCACACCATCGACGGCGTGCGCATGTACTACGTGACCCCGGGCGGCGAGGAGTACAAGCAGGCGTGGTATCGCTCGCAGACCACCGTGCGCCCCGGATGGCTCGATACCGTGTGCGACGACGGCTCCACGTACGGCGGCGACGACTACGCCGGTTTCTACGGCGAGCCGCTCGACCGGCTCCAGGTCTGTGTCACCGACGGCAACCCGTACTAG